TCCCTTTCGCCAGCAGAAACTACTCTGATATTATCAAAGTCATACATACCATGTCTTGATGATACACCATTGTATTTTTTTAATATAGTTTCAAACTCTCTAACTCTATCTGAGCCTGCAACCATAGTTACATCTGTATAACCCTTTTTATATAACATGGTAGCAATATCTAACACCATGTTTGTCTGATTGATTTCTATGTTTCTTGCATGAGAAGGAAACATCTTTTTCATAATGTCTAATTTATCTCTAGGAGATAATGGATTCTTTTTAGGGTCATTACTTCTACTTAAAAATATTTTATAATCATTAGTTGGTAATGACTTAACTTTATTAATTAATTTTTCGTGACCAATTGTAGGTGGATTAAATCTACCAAATGCAAATGCAATAGATTTACCTTTTGCTTCATGCATTTCTAAATCATCAATCTCTTTGTCAGTTACTTTACCATCATCTAATATTTTTTTACACTTCTTGTAAAATTTTAAGTAATGATATTTTTCTAACATCTTATAAATTACTGCTTTAGGTAATCTGTTTTTAATACCGTACTTCCTTATTTCATCTGGTGACATATCTCTATCAAACGCAGCTCTTCTTTCTGCGTCAACTGTATCACCTATTTTAATAATATCTTTAATACTATCTTCTATTTCTTCTAACTTATCATTGATTTTATCTTGTAAATTTAAAACATCATCTGCTGTTAAACCTTCTAGTTCTCTGTAATCAATAATGTCTCTTTTTAATTCACCTTTTACTACATCAATTTCTTGTACTTTCTTTTCAAAGTCTTTGATGTACAAACTAGGGTCGAAAGTAAAATCATCTGGTCTTTTGATAAACTTGTTATCTTCAATGTCAAATACAGCATCTGCTTTCTTTTCTTGGTCATTATAAGTTTTCATGTCCGTAATGAAGTAAAAGTTAATAGGGTGTTTTGTACCTGGTATTAATTTACCTTGAATATTATCTGGATTATTAGCAGACAAATACTTTTTAGACAATCTTAATCTTTCTTCTTCTCTTTTTTCAACTGGTACATCAAACAATACATTAATGTCTAAGTCTGCGTCATCTCTATATCTTTTTGTTAAGATAGAACCAATTAGTCCTGTTTTGACCACAGGATATTCTGTTTCAAACTCTTCAATCTGTTTATCAATTAACGCTTTTACATTAGCCTTAATTTTAGGATTGTTTGTATCAGCGTCATCAAATACACCTTTAGCGTAAGTTCTTCTAGGTATATCAATAACTGCTTCTAAAAAAGTTTTCATCTTCTTTTTAATCTTCTTTCTGTAGCCATCCATCTCTTTGCTGTGTATGACTTAATTTTATTACTTAGTAATCTTCTTACTGATTTGTCAACTTTGTTCATAACCATTGTAGTAAGTTCTCTGTCATCTTTACTATTATCAATAATAATCATGTTACTCATACCAAATGTATTTTGAAACTTACCGATATTTGATTGTACTTGTGTCCATGATTTTCTTGTGATATATTCTGGTACACTTCTTTCTCTTTTTGCGTTTCGTTCTAATGCAACTTCTAAACTAGTATTTACAAAGACCATGTAGGTATCGTAACCTAATTGTTTTAACATATCATTTTGAATTTTAATTTTATCATAGTCTCTACCTGTACCATCAATAACTAAACCCAATCTACCTTTTAATGATAAATCTAAAGTATTATCTGTTACACCTTTTGCTCTTGCTCTTAATATATCTCTAGCTTCTGCCTCATCTTCAGGCATTTTTAAAGATAGACCATGTTTTCTTAATGCACTTTCAAAAGCATTGTCTGAATTAATTACTCTTAAACCTGTGCCACCAAATGCACCTCTTGTAACAAATGTTTTACCAGAACCTGGACCACCTGCTAAAAAGAATGCTTTAAAAATATTAGGGTCATATAACCCCTCTTTTAATTCTTGAAATCTTATGTCATCAAATTGTTTCATTTATTATCCTTGTGGTTCTCTAGGCAAATCTACTAAAATACCTTCACCAAATACAGATAATTCGTGTGAACCTGAATTTGTTGCACATTGAAATTGTATGTCTGTTTTTTCATCATATTTAAATGGTATTCTTCTTTGAATATTCATATTGTTAAAAAATGTAGTTCTTGCCGTATTGTATTTTTGACCTGAAGCATTAACTGTAAAGTTTCTAAAGATAGCAGGTTTAGCAGCTGCACTATCATTTGAAAATGCGTCAATACGATATAAGAAAAAACATTTATTTGCTGGTACTGTAAAAATACTTGCTTGATTTCTACCATCGCCTGCTCTAATACCAGCATACTTAACAGTTTTACCTGTATTTTGTACTGTAATTAATCCTACATTAGTTTCACCAGATGTAAGTATTACATCATTAATTCTAAAGAAAGTTATATTAGTGTTTATATCGCCACCACCATTAATAGTAACTGTATCTGTAATTTCTGCATAGTTAGCGTCAAGCCCTTTTATCAATAAAGATTTACCGTCATCACTAGCACTTGCTGATGTAACAGTCATTGTAATTGCTGAAGTAGGAAAAACATAGTTTGTATTTGCAAATTCCCATAATGCTCTTAAAGTTGTATCACCTGAAACTTGATAACCAAAAATGTTTCTAACTTCAGAACCTTGAATAAGTCCTCTACTAACTTGTAAATTTTGTTCTGTTAAATATCCTGTTGCCATTAATTCCAACCTTTCGGCATAGTAAAGTTTTGCCTACTAAACTCTAATCTATCAACAAGTTTAATTGCACCTGCAACATTATCAACTGCAACATAACCCTCAGGTGCTGTTACTCTATAACCTGTTGATGTTCTAATAAAGTTACCTATACTTTGTATCTGACTCATCTTTTGTAGTAATGTATTTTTTGCCACACCTAAAGTAATGTGACTTGCAATTGCAAAATACAATGCTGTTCTATTTCTATCTATAAACTGTAAATTATCTTTCTTTGCTTTGATAAACTTTTCTTTACCTTTTGGAGTTTTTCTACTATCAATCTCCATGTTAATAAAGTTTTCATAATAATCTCTAAACTGTTTCTGCATGGTTGCAACTTTATCCATACCAGCATTTGAATTCTTAATGTAATAATTAAAGTATGTTTTTAATCTATAACCTACAGATAATTCGTCTGATATATTTTTACTCATAAGATTTAAAATAGGTGCAGCCTTTCTTAATGAGCCCTCAGCCATTCTAATCTGTGCGTCAAACTTTGATAATTCTGATTTGTCAAACATAACTGCTGTTGACTTATAGCCTGCACTTGCTAAGAATACATTTCTACTTGAAGAACCTTTAACAGTACCAAAACTAGCAGATAAATTGTCCATGCTTTTACCATTGTATTGAGTATGAAATACAATTCCCATTTTTGCTCTGGCAATTTGTTTACCGATACCACTATTGACCGGTACTGCATATGTAATGGTGTTTGGTGTAAATGATATCATTTTCTCACCATCTATAGTTATATCTTTCAAGTCATCTGTAAATAACAAATCACCTTGTAGTATACCTTTGATGTTAAGTCTGGATAATTGTGCTAAACATATAGTTAGTTTTTGTGCTACAACACCACCATGGTTCTTGTTTATATCTCTAACTGTGTAATTGATTTTAGGTGTTTTGTTGAATACAGATTTTGTACCAACGAAAAATTTACCATTTTCTGGATTAATACCACAAATAATAGCAGGAGCTCCGTCCCATTTGACGGTCATGTTAGTACCCTTACCAGAACCAGCTAGCATATTTCTAACTGCCTTTAGGAAGTTTACTGCATTTTCTCCACCAGTTGCACCTCTATTAATAATATCATCTTCTAGGTGTTCTAGGTGTGTATTTTTATCTTGGGTCTGAAACCCCTTAAAACTAAACATTTTTCTCTCTCATTTTTATCCATTATACTATAATAAAAGCGCCTTGGCAAGCACTTTTTTCATCAACCCATTAACAAATATACTACTATTTATACTACGAAACCTTTATGAAATAAGAGGATTGGTCGGTATTTGAAGCTGCATATCTTACCATTTCAGTTACCACTTTATTTCTCTTACTAGGAGTGCCTTTATAAAAGGTTTCTAAAAATAACATACACATATACTTTGAAGCTCTAAAATTACTTGATTGTTCTTTAAATAACTTTAGAAATTCTTGTTTAGGTACAATAGGATAATCTGCCTTTTGAAAGGTATTTTGTTCATTATAAAACTTTGCATACAATTCATATACCTTTTCATCATCAACTTTGCTTAATATAGACTTTTCATTCCAATTTGTACTTTGACCACCACCTATATTTTGCCCTATGTGTTTCATACAATAAAAGTTTACATTACCACCACCGATTTTACCACCAGCTGCTGAAGCACCCTTAATTTCACCTTGCCATGCACTATCACCACTAAAAGTTCTAAACTGCACCTCTTGACCACTCATGTACATGTAAATATCTTGTGATGAAAAGAAATTACCTACTTTACCAAATCTAAATCCCTCAAAACTTGCCATGACATTGTGTACTCTTTTAGGTAAATTAAATTCTGTTATCTTTGCACTTGCACCAGCACCAATTTTTTTCAATGATATCCCTAATAGTTTTGTTTTACCACCGAGTTTGCCGGCCTTTTCCAATACTTGTTGATTTAATTCAGACCAAGTTTCAAATCTATTTGTTAAAGTATATTCTGTTGTGCCATAAGTTGACATCCATATATCACCAGGATTCCACTTATCGTTACTAAATGAACCAGGTGCTTGAACATTGTCCGACCTTTTATCTATTTTCATAACTTCAGCTTTTGCCTCATAGATTTTCTGCATAAATTTAGAACCTCTATGAAAGTAAACATTACCACTAACTTTATTTTTATAAGTTTCTACTATGACATTTGCTGTTTTAATAAACACATCAAACCATTCGTCAGGACATTTATCCATAGCGTCATATAAATTCATGTCTGCTTGAACAAACCTCGCAGCCTGACCTAACTCTTTAATTGTAGGTGCTTTAGTTATTTTACCACCTCTTACATTAAAAGCATATGAACAATAATAACATTGACCTGATTCAGTAATCTTTGTTAGGTCTGCACCACCTCCAGAACCAGCAGCGCCACCACCAAAATCTTTGTCTTTAAAGATTTTAAGTATAGATATGTCTTTAAATTTTTTAGAAGATAATGACTCTTTGTAAATTAGTATCTTTGTTTTTTTATCATAAGAGACACCATAGACTTTAGGACCAGTAGCTGTAGCACTAATGGTAAACTGTTTTTTATCTTTTATTTTGAATTCGACAATACTATGTCTATCTTTACCAGCGTAATCGCCAGCAGAAGCGGGTTTAGTAAAGTCTTTTGTTTGTAGATATGCCATTCAATCTCCTTACACTATTTAGGAGGTTTTGGCAACTAGTAATTATAGAGAAATTTGGGAATACCACCATTCACTTGCCATACATGGTGTTTATTTTGAAAGTCTGCTAATTGATTTGCGTCTTCTTCAAAGAAATATTTTGCTACAATATTTTCTGTTGGTTGTTCTACAACATGCCATAGAATTTTCTTGCCTTCTTTAATCATCTCTACTGAGTATGTCAATTTTTTATTTAAACCTCCACCTGGTCTCTTATCGCCTTTATGAAATCTAACTTTTTGTTTTTTTGGCATTATAATTTAAAATCTGAAAACTTATTGTAAGCGTCCTCTTTTTCATCTACTTGATTTGCGTCAACAATATTTTGACTTGATTGTTGTACATCATATAATCTCATCTTAGACCTATCAACACCAATAATAAATGCTCTGTTTACGCTTGGGTCATTATATCTATTCTTCAACTGTTTTACTTTCATCTGACCTAAAGCCTCTAATTCTTCATTTGACATCAAGGCAAACATAAAGTCGGCAGTTGCTGGTAGACCAAAAGATTCGGAAGTATCTTCAAGACCAAGGTCTGTACTTACATAACCAGTTCTAGTTGTTTGTGTTGCACTAAAGATAGGCACATTAGCTTCTACAGCCAGACCTCTTAACTCTTCAGCAATTGCTTTAATATAAAAGTAAGATGATATATTACCACCTTTAAATCTAGCACTAGCACAAATGTTTAGATAATCAATAAAGATAACATCAGGTTTAAAAGACTTCTTCAATGCTAGTTCATTAATCAAAGACTTGAAGTGACCACTATGAGCAGACGCTGTTGGATACTCTTTGACAATAAGTTGACCTTGTGTTTTCTCTCTTAACTTTTTAATCTTACCATCATATAATTGTTTAGGCATATCATGTAGGTCTTCCATTGTAACATCTAATAAGTTGGCGTCAATTCTTTCTGCAATTCTTTCCTCTGCCATCTCTAATGTAATATACAATACATTAAGACCTTGCAACAAATAACTTGAAGCAACATGACACATAAACAAAGATTTACCAACACCAGTACCAGCAAGAGCAATATTCAAAGTCTTACTAGGAACACCACCTTTGGTAATTCTATTCATATAATCTAAATCAAATTGATATCTCTTCTCTTTTGTATGATAGAATTTAAATCTAGCTTCTGCGTCTTCAATATAATCGTGACCAACTGATTTGTCAAATGATACAGCCAATGCTTCTGATAAGATATGTGGTATTGCCTCTGGTGTTTGTTTCTTATCTTTGCCATCTAAGATTTTAATACCACTTAATACTGCGTTGTGAACAGCACGGTCTTTACAAAACTTTTCTGTAGTTTCAAGTAACCATTGTTCATCAGCTTCAGAGTTTTCTACTGCAACAACATAATCTTTTATGTGTGATAATTCTTCTTCATTAATATCACGCCTTTGTGATAATTCAATTAACATAGCGTCTTTAGTAGGAAGATTATTATACTTTTCAACAAACTGAAATATTTGGCCAAACAATATTTGTTCAACACGATTACCAAAGTATTCTTCTTTGATAAAAGGTAAAACCTTTCTAGTATAATCTTCTCTAAAAAATAAACTAGAGATTATTGTTTGTTCAATTCGTGATTGCTGTACCATCTTTTAATTTTTCTTCCAATAGTTCTAATAATATGTCACCAATATAATCTATAAACTCAGAATTGTCAAGCAAATCCAAGTCATTAGGATTTTTATCAACTGTGTAGTCAAACTTCATAGGTAATTTGCCATCAGGAAGAGCCTCTTTCTCTGGTGCAAATGCAACTCTACCATAGTGGTAAATTACATCTTTAAACTTACCCTCTGTTAACTTGATACAAGAATAATCTGTGCCCTCTTTTTGAGCAAAGGTATATCTTCTATTCTTCGTCTTGTCCGTAGGTGAATTTTTGTTTTGTGTAGTCATCAATCTTATCTAATACCTCTTTTGTAAAATACTTTTCGGGCTCTGTATTGATAGACTTACCAAAAACTTTAGTACCGTCTGGTAGTTCATATCTTGTAGATACTTTCTTAAAGACACCAGCTTCTTCGCCTAGTTCTAAAAGACCATAGTATCTGTCAAGACCAGTTTTATAAGTTAGTCTTACATCAATTTGTGCGTTCTCTTTTGTTAATCTCGATTTATAGTTTTTACAATGTATAATATTACCAACTACCTCTGTACCATCTTTTTCTTTTCTTTTACCTAGGTAGACGATTGATGAAGCAGCGTATTTCAAACCTGAACCGCCACCCATTTCTTTTTGTGGAAACATAGAACCAATAACATCATAAGTGTGATTGGTCATTATCATAGGAACATTTGCTTGACCTAGTTTTAAAGTCAATACTCTGAAAGTAGATTTGACAATTTGTGACCTTGTCATGTCTCTTGTTTCTTTACCAGCAGCCGTATCTTCCATTTCTTTTGTAGTAGATAACATACCTAAACTATCTAATACAAACATCATAGGTTTTCGTTTGTCTTCTGGTTGTTCCAAATATTTGTCAATTACTTTAATTGATTGAGCTCTGAATTCTTGTACTGTTGCAACTGGCATTACAACAAGTCTGCTACTGTCAACACCTCTACTTTCAACCATATCTCTGGATATAGCATTCTCTGACTCAAAGTAGATTACACCTGCGTCTTTGTTTACCTCTAAAAAGGACTTTACAACACCTAACGCAAAGAAAGTTTTACCTGTAGCAGCTTCACCTGCAATTGCTGTGATACGATTGCCTGGTAGGCCACCGTAAATTGAACCGGATAATAATGCATTGAAAGAGTATGAACCTGTATCAATAAAACTATCTACATCACCTCCAGCAACACCGTCTTTTGCCAATGTGGCAAATTCATTACCGGTTTCTTTTATAATATCTTTTAAAAAATCACTCATAATTTCTCCTAATATACATCATTTGTTTCATATTGTCAAGCTTTATCTGATAATATCTATTTGACTATCTTTTGTCCAAACTTCTAAATTTTTTCTTAATCGGCCATCTTCGTTAAGTTTAGACCATCTTTTGGTTGCATGTTTTCGCCACCATTCTATAAGTTCATTATCATAGAATCTATCATAGTTTTGTGCTCTAACAATCTTGTCTGTTTTACCGTTTACTATATCTATATAGTTATCTATACCATAGTTACTTACATAATATCTTTTTCTTTCTGTAAGTTTTTTTGCATTACTAATTGTAGTGTTAAATGTTTTTAAATCATCACCATCTAGTGTTCGTTTTACTAAACCAATAATTGCATTTGTAAGTTTTAATTTTCTACTACTTGCATTTTCTGGTACTAGAGGACCTGTTTTATCTTCTACATAATGTTGTAAGTCTTTAAATGGTTTACCATGTATCATTGGTATAAAATCACTATCAGTTAAGCCTTTATATCTTAACATAGGTTTCATACCATCATATTGACTTGCTGACTTTGAATTGCCATATAAACTTGTAGTTTCAAACATACACAAGTTCATATCATATTTCTTATTTAATTTTTCTCTAACTTCATGTGAACAACATAAAGCGGCCAACAATTTACCACCAAGGTAATTAAAACCAAATGGCTGTGTAGGCACAATTACAAAACCCATAATAACAGTTTTGTTAAAAACTTTTAAATCGGGTACATTTCCCAATAATACATTTCGTGGTTTACAATTAATAACAGGAGAACCGAAGCGCATAAAACCAACAAACTTATTAGTATTCTTTTCTCTAACTGCAAGTTTCAAAGCCTTTCCTGGAATACTGACCATATTACTATGACTTGAAATCATATTAATAGAAGTGTCCCATGTATGGTTGTCTAGTTCAACAACTTCCAAATCCATAACCTCTGGCGACATATCAAAGTCATCAAACATATCTGAGTCTAAGCCCATACCAGGAAGTGGTTGAGGTATGGTTTCTATTTGTGCCATTTTTTGGTCACGCATATACTGGTCAATACGATTAAATTGGCCAAAATAATCTGTAAACACATTAGCACAATGTTGTGCTTCATCTCTACTTAGGGTCTTCGGCATTCCACATCCATAATAATAAACACATTAATAATAAGGGTATTATACTATATAATATTGATAAAGTCAAGCTTATACCTCATTCCCCCAATAATCCCAATTAGGGTAGGTTTTGTTTCTAGCAAACAATTCAATATAAGGACCTGGCACTAATCTTTCAATGTCTCTATGAATTAATGGTTTCTCGGAATGTCTGCGTCTTTCTGACACAATCAATTGTGCCACATCTTTATTGATTCGTTTTGGTCTACCTTTTGTTGCAAGTAAACACATTTCAGGATTACCTCTTGTCCAATAGCCTAGACCTGTAAAAAATCCCATAGTATTTTTATTTGTTTTTGCCCATGTAAAACCTACTGTTTTGTACTGAAACCCCCATGCTTCAATTACATCAAACGCTAAGTCTAACATAGGGTCAATAACCCACATTAATAATACAGAGTTGTCAGCAGATATATCTTTTACAGGTAAATCACATATATCTTTTAGCTCCATGCAATTATAATGTTGATTAGGATTTCTGCCTTCACCTTTTTTAGACCTAGATTTAAAGTACCAAGGTGGGTCGGCATATATCAAACCATATTTTTTATTTGGAAAATTAACCAAAGAATGCCTCCAAACTCGCTTGTGGTTCTGCCTTCCACCCTATTGCGTCAAGAATAAATCTCATAGGGTCAAGGAAAGTCTTTTCAAATTGTACATCATAGTCAACATATTGTTGTAGTTTAAATTCTTCAGGCAATGTGGTAATATAACTTATCACATCAAACTTAAATGGATTTGCCTGTTTTAGTTTGATAAATTTAATCTTGTCGCCTTCTTGTATTAAAGGATATTTGTTTTGTAAACCAAGTTTGTGTATTTGGTAATTATATATCAATGCACCTTTTACATGTATCGGTGTGCCTTTGATAAAGATGTTTGCACTATCACGATACTTTTTAAGATTGTTACAAGACCTAGGAAAAGCAATCTGTTCGGCCTTCATTTCAAAAAATTCTTTCTTGAAGTCTGCAACTAGTTTATGCAAATCAGATTGTTCTTTACCCATAATTGTTTTGATTGCTTCTTTAATTTTAACACGACAAACACCAGGTGTAGATGATTTAACTGCCTCGATACCCATAAGTTTTAGTTTAGGTTCTGCAAGTCTAACACCTTCCTCGTCAATCACATTTAACATATATCTTTTCTTTGCAACCCATATGCCTTTGTCGGCGATTACTTCTCGTTTCATAACCATGGCATTTTTAAATGCGTTAGAATAATCTGCTAACTCATCAAAACATTTTTCAATATATGGTTCTAACTTTTGTTCACATACTTTATTTAAGAAATCTGTGATTTGTTCATTTGTTTTACCTTGACAGGTTTTTTCTACAAGTTTACCAAATCGAACATAGATACTATCAGTATCAGACGCAACAATGTAATCATGTTGGTCTTTTGTTTGTAAAATACCGTTTAGATATTCATTCACTTTCTTTTCAATGAAACGAATAATAAACTGACCAGCTGTTGTAATACCACTTGCCTGTCGTACATCATAATATCTAAAGTATTGATTGCCTACTGCACCATAAGCTGAGTTCAATGCAATCTTTTTTGACCATTGAATATTGTGACACCTTGCAATCTCTTTGACAAGTTTAGGGTCTTTTGTTTTTTCGTATTCTTTTTTTGCCTTAATCATTCGTTTCTTAAATACAACTCTTTCATTGTACATCTTTTCCATCATCTCAGGTAAGAAACCTTGACTATCGTTTTTGAATTTTGCACCGTTAGGTGTTAAACATGCACCCTCAGTTTTAAGATAATTAAGTGGTACTTTCATGTCAATCATTTTATTA